ATAATTTGGTTACTTTTTAGCGATTGGTTTAGTTGTATTTTTCTTAACCGTAACAGGCCTTGTATTTCTTCTAGCTTCTTCTAAATCACTAGCAATCTCAACAACTAATACATCTGAAATTGTACCTAGTACATCTATGTATATTATACCCTCAGTTACGTATAGAACAACAAATAAAAAAGCACTCAGTTAGTATAACCTACTAACCGAGTGCTTTTTGCGTCAATTGAATGTTTATTTTGTTAAAGAACTATAACAGCCTTGTCACCATTGATGTATTTTCCATCTTTCTCTCCGCCAACGATGAGATATTTATCTACTCTACCAAAAACTTGCCAAGTACTTCCCTTAGGCAAATGTTTGATACCTCCTGTTTTCCAGTCTGGCTCGTTTTGGGTGTAAGCATCATCTGTCGTTATTTTACAGATAGCTCTAGCACGGTCATTAACAACTAAAGGATTAATTTTGGTTAAGCCGTCTGCCTGACTGGCCCACTGTACATCAGTACCTAACTTAACAGCCCCGCCTTTAGCTTGCCAAATGACAAAATCACCATATTTTCGAACTGCATCATGACCATCTTCTTGTGTCACAATTGCAAGGTCAGAACTCGTATAAAGATTAATTCCGTTTGCACGATTAATCCGAAACATACCTAATTGATTCCACTTTACCTCTGGATGCCATGCCATTTCTTCGTTAACTCCATCAAAATTTCCTGCCTTTTTACACCAATCTTCTTTAGTGCCATAAAATACATTAAGATCTAAATTGCCATTATACCCAATAAGTCGTCCACTGCTTGTGTACTGGAAGCAGGTCATTTTAGCCCAATACTTCAAACTACCATACAAACTACGAGGCTGAAAGCCATTAACAGTATTGTAGTTATTATACTGGGCTAGCCACAATGGATACTGTTTAGATAAGCTGGACCAGTTTAATGAGTTCTCAACACCTAAGTAGGTATAAAACATAGGAGTGCTTCCAGTTTTTTCTTTAACATAATTCAACCAGTTAGTAGCAAACTGCACGCCACCAGTAGTAACAGCAGAAGATTCAAAATCCAAAATTAACACTGCTTTACCAATATAATTTCCCACCCTTGACAGGAAATAGTCAGCTTCTGCTTTCCAGTTATAACCAGTTGCGAAATGATATAAGCCAAGCACTCGTCCACTTGCTAAAGTCTTGTCTGCAAAGTCTTTGAGATACGGATCTGTATAAGATGTACCTTCAGTTGCTTTTACAATATAGCCATCTGTGCTTACAGTGCTTGGATTGAATCCTGCACTTCCTTGCCAATTGCTGATGTCTACTAAGTTCAGCACTATCTATCCCTCTCTTTCTAAAGCTTTCAAAATCAGTTCATTCCAGGTTTTCATTATTTAACCTTCAAATCATCAAGTGAAGTAAGCTCAGCTTCTTCTTTACCTTCCTTTTTTTCTGGCACTTTATCAACAGTTTTATTTTCAGCAATTGTTGCCTTAGGCACTTCTTCTTTTTGTTTAGCTACAGCTTGCTCAACAGCACCTTTAGCAGTAGCTTCAGTAACCTTAATACCTACTGCCTTAGCTTGCTCCATAACAGCCTTAGTAGCTTCTGCTTGCTTCTCCTTATTGGAGTAATCCTTGGTAGCTTGTAAGCTAACAGCATAGTTTGCTAATTCACCGATTGCTTTAATCTTTTGTGCTAATGCTGGATCATGGTTTTTAAGATAGTTGTAATAGCCTGCAATGAAACCAACTACAAGAATAATTGCTGGCAGATTATTAATTAGCCAATCCATGGTTTTCACCTCCTACTACCGTACCGGTCTTGAAAAATGTTAACCATTTCTCAACGTCAGCTTTTAAATACGCTGGCACCTCATCAATTGAGATAACTGAACTTTGTACTAATGCAATATAATTCATTACTTGTAAACTTGGCTTATTCATTTTTGTCTTTCCTTTCTGATTTCAAATTTGTATTACTGATAATGCTAGTACCTGACCTAACATCAACTTTATGCTTTAATTGATCAAGTTCATCTTCGGCTGTTCTCCACCGCTTGCGATAATACTCAAGGTCTGACTTAGTGCGATTGTTCTCCGCAATTAATCGGTCGTACTCATCTTTCTCTTTGTCGCTTTTCGTCTTAGCCTTGGCTTGATAATATCCGATAAATGCTAGTATTATCGTACTCAAAAATGGCAATATTTTTGATACAAGGGTGTCTAAATCCATAAATACACCCCTTCTTAATATCTAGTGTTTGAATTTTTAGCTACATAAAAAGCCAACCAAAGCATCGCAATATCTGCTATTAAGTTAGTCAGCATTAGCGGTCCTCCGTTGGCAAACAAAAAGTGCATCGCCTCGATACTGGCTAAAAAGCCAAAAAAGGTGATTGCACTCACAACTAAAAACGTATTTACGCTAATAGAATTAATTCTCCTACCTACTTTATAAGAATCTTTTTCGGACCAAAGCATCATACACAGCCCGATAACGATTCCAAAGTATCCTATCCAGTCACTGTTGAGTACATAAAGTATCTGAGGAGGATACGGTGGGTAGAAAAAGAAATTGTCTGCAGTCACTAGCGTATATCCTGTTAGTATTAAGTCGAATCCCAGGATATTGTGCAAGGTATTAGCCTTGAGCCGGTGTAGTAACTTCAACATAGTCTTCACCTACAATTCTCTTGTAAGCTTCTTTGGATAGTAATCCAATTTTTACTTGGGATGCAACCACTTCCTTGGTTGCTACGCCTAAAGAATAAAAAACTTTAAAAGAATTCTCGTAATAAGTTGCAAAATCTAACATTGTAATACCTCCTATGCTTGAGTTTGTTCTTCATTCTTAGCTTCAGTTGCACCTTGAGCCGGCACAGATGAGGGCGTTGCTAACTTTTGCATTAATTGCCCCAACATCATAGAGGTTTGCATTTGTTGCTTAGAGATTGTGTCTAAAGCTTGATTTAACTTGTCATTTTTAGCCTTATCAGCTGTAGATGCTTCGCTTAATTGCCCTACTTGAGTTGTAAGTGTTTTAACCGACGCTTCCGTTTGAATTAAACGTGCTGCAACTTCTGAGCCATCAGTTTCCACCCATTTCAATGTACTCCAGTTGTATTTTCCGTTCTTAATATCAGCTGGTGGTGCTGTAACTACAACTGGATAATCATCATGTTCATAATAATCTGGTGTCAAAATCACTTGGCAAGGATGTTCATTTGTTGAAATGTAGTATATATTTAATCCCTTAGCCTTATTTGCTTCAGTTGCTGCTGCAACTACTGTTTGTTTTTCTTCTGTCATTTTCGGTTTTCCTTTCTAAAACTTGATATAAAGTCCGTCATAGTCTATGTCAGTCTGAGCACAATAAATAATCTTATCGCTCCAAAAAGCCATATATTGTCGCTTATTGTAAATTTAAAATATCTTTTGGATACTTTAAAAAAGTAAGCATTGCCTTTGCAATAGAATATCTATCCAGACTAATATCTTGTGGATTATTTTTTTCATAGAATCAGTAGTTAATAATCCATTTACGCCCAATAAGTTGAGCTCACAATTTTTTTGGTTTGAGAATATTGGTCAGTAAAAGGAAGGTATGTTACCCCCCTATATAGATTTTTCGTGTTTCTTCGCTCATTCTAGGGCTTATTAATTATAAGTTTATATCGGTTCGGCTCTGGCTTTATATCCTTTAAGTAAAGTATTAGAACTACTTTATCTGCAGTAGTTGTACAATATACGAAGTCGTTGTCCGTTGTTCCCAAGTCTTTTAATACCCGTACGGCTTGAAATGATTCTCCATTCATTTTAATGAGGAAACGAGGAGTTTCATAGTTTAAAGCTGCAGCGATTCCATGAATTATATTGGGTATTTGGTACTCAATGATGCGATATTCCGTAACATCTCTCAAATAGAAGGCGTACGGTTCACCCGTATTATTAGTTGCTAGAAGTCGATACAAGTCAATATTTTCACTCACCAAAAAGTTGCCGCTAAATGTGTTATGTTCTCCAAATGTAACAACTCTCAATGGAAATTCTTGCATCAGCTTATAAGGTTGTGGAGTTGCTGGATAAATTAAGTCTGTCCCGAGGTACAATTTGTCGTCACTTGCTATCATACTATCACCCCTTAATACGATAAATAACTTTGTCATCTTTTTTGGCTAATGCGTCATATTCCGCTTGCGTCAAAGTCTGAATCTTAGCAGTACTTTGCATTTGTGTTTGTAATGCACTAATTTGTGTTTGTAATGCACTAATTTGGCCGTTCATATTGTTAACGGTAGTTCTCAACATAGTAACGTTTCTAGCAGTATACGCTGGTCCTTGTGCATCGATAATATAATTGCCGCTATCGTCTTTGTTAGCTGTAATATCCAAAAAAATAATCGAGTCGCTAGTCGATCCAGACGCTTCTTCGTACTTAAAATGGATTTTTTGAATCGCAGAATCGATTAAATGACTTACGTCTGGAATTGAGACTGTAACATTACCGCTACCGTCAGGTCCTGACCCGTTAACCGTCTTAACTTTTCCTAAACTATCTAGGTCAGTCTTTTTAGCATACACGCCAGGTAATCCAATCTTGACTAGGTTAACAATTGCCGACCTATCAACCGGCTGGTAATTGCCATAAGTTTCCAGGGCCGTTTGTGCATCCCCGGTAGTAGGGCTGAAGCCTAGTGCAACCCTAACGTTCTGAAGTTGCACGTTGCCATTATTATCAGGTTGTTGTCCTTGAACGGTCTTAACCTTGCCAGCTTCCGAAATTTTAGAATCAATTTCCGACTTGCTGTATAAATCTAGACTCACGTTGCCGTTAACTGCCGAAACACCGTTTACCGATTTGACGAAGCTATTAAAATCAACGTCTCGAACTTTTGAATTAAGAGCATCTATCTTAGCTTGCAGTTCTGGAACTTTTGTATCCGAGATATTGTCTAATAGTTGCTTAGCTGTATCAATCTTTTGGCTTAGTTCTTGCTTGAACGAATCAAAGCTTGAACTATAACCATTAATTGCGGTGTGAAACTTTTCATCCCATGAGCTCTTAAGCGAAGCAAGTTTTGCTTGATAATCGCTATCAATCTTAGACTTTTGAGTGATAAATTGTTGATTTTGTGAATCAAATTGAGCTTGCCATTTGCTTTGTTGCGTACCAAGTTGAGTCGACCAACTACTTTGTTGGGCTGTTAATTGATTGTTGAATTGACTAACCAACTCGTTGTATTTTTGGTTCCATTGACGTTGCAAGGCATCAAGTGCAACTGTTCTTGATTGAATTTGCCCATCCACTTCGCTTGTTTTACTTGATAGCCAAGAATCCGTGCGACGTTTCAAGTCTTGAATGGTTGCAGTTAAATCACTATCGGAACGGTTCACAAATTGCTGGAATTGATTTGCGTTAGCTCTTACGCCCTCAAGTTCTTGACTTAGCTTAGATTTGATATCTTCCAGCATAGTAACATACGAATTACTTGCTTCATCGTCTCCGAATCTAGCTGTAATTTCGTATGCGAATTTGGTAGTACTTGCAACTACGCTGTCGCCTTGCTTGATATAAAAGAATCCAGTTATCGTACCTACGGCTTGAGCTAAGGCTTCAGGTATTTGGAAATACCACGTACCCATATCATAACTAAATCTTTCCGGTTCATTCTCAACTTCGATAAATTGCCCGTCTGGTTTCAGAGCAGAAAAACACAAAGTGTCGGCTGTTACGTCATACGGTTGAAAACCAATTGATAAATGGAATGGTTGGTAATAGCCTTTATCGCCTTGAGTTAGTCTAAATGGACGAGTAACAAATATCGTAGTCTTTTGCAAATCTAATTCAAGAAGAGGTAGAGTTAGTTTTTTTGTTTCTGTCATTTAGTTTTCTCCTTTCTATACGTACTTAATAAATTAGGTGCAGTTGTTTTAAGCCATTGCTCAAATTCTGCACCTTTTTTCTGATAATTTAACAATTGTAATTTCAACACTGCTATTTCTTTTTCTTTAAGAGCTAATGAAGCGGTTAACTCATTAATTACATCATTAGCTTCTATTTGATTATTAAACAGCATTTAAACACCACACTTCTCTTTAATTGCAGCTAACATAGTTTCATCCATCCACTGATTGCCAAGCCGTAACATACCGTTACCTAAAGCTGTATCACCATTATGTGAGAATCCATGCTCGCCTGATAAAACTGCTGTTCCGCCGACTGTAGATCGGATAAAATTGGCACCATCAATCGTTACACCGTCTATTGTCCCACCTATAATATGTGCACCTGTAACTGTATAGCCAGTAATTTCACGCCCGACGATATCATCTGCATATAGCTTTCCTTTGCCACCAAGTAAACGGCCACCGAAGTTAAAACCTGAAGAATTAAGTACAAAGCTACCATCTTCTGACCTAATTTCTTTGATTTTACCAACACCTTGTATAAAGTTACCGTTAGTATCAATCAATTCAATCGGGCCATTAGAATTTTGATTAATATATTGGTCGATTTCTGCTCTAGTCGACTCAACCTTTTCCTTTACATCATCTTCAACCCTCTTAATTGCTTCTTGGGCTCTTCTAGTTTGTTCATCTGCTGTTTCATTAATCTTAGTTTCAAGATTTTTATAAAAATCATCAGTTTTTTGATTTAATTCCGAAAAATTCTTATCAGTTTCAGCTTTGGAGGTATGTATATCCGTTTGAATAGTTTTTTCTCTCTCAGCTTGCCTCTCGATATTACTAGTACCAATTTCAAGATTTGAATATGCTTCATCAATCAAATCTATTTTTCGCTTAATTACACGAGAATGTACTACAAATTTATGAGGATGATAAGCTACTACTGTTACTCCATCCCCAAGCATTGGCAGTTTACCCAACTTAGCAACTGTAGTCTCAACTAATACTTGAGGCCCAGCAAGTTTTTGGAGCTTATCATAGGTTTTTTGGAGCAATTTTGCTTTATCCTGCTCGTTGTCAAAATCAAAAATTGCTAATCGAGGTTGTCGATTTCCCGCTTTATCAAGCCACCCATATTTTTGAGTTGCTTCAGGAATCTCAACATAGTTTTGACCAGCTGGCTTGTCTACAGGATTGCCTGCTCTCTTGGACCAAACAACATCATCAAATTCAATCTTACGTGAATAACCACCTGTAGCATCCCCTGAGTCATCAGTGGTTGCTACACCAGCACCACGACCAATTGCAGCAGTGTAAAGCTCCGTTTGGTTTACCGTGTATTTAATACTAGTAGCATTTTTACCTTCAACAATTCGGATGCTTCTCTCACTGCCAATTTGTTTATGAATCTCACATAGCTTTTGGATTATCCGGTTACCTTCTACTTTATAAAAGAACTGGACTTCAACTCCATAAGTACTGATCAGCTTAGAGATTGCTTCTTTACGTGAGATTTTATAGAAGTTGATGTTTTCTAGGTCGTTATCTGGAACATAGTTCTTGAACTCCCAGGTAGAGCCCTCAAATATCGCAGGGATTACCGCACTGATTGCCTTATCGACAAACCTACGGTCATCTATATACCCTTGAACTGATAAATCATCAGAGGCCGCTTCTATAGCCGTCACAGTAATTGAACTGTCGCCTGTTTCTGGCTTCTCCATTTTGAACAGCTGATACCGGTTATCCTGCTTAATTGGGACTCCAATATACATTGCTCGTTCCAAGTTCTTCACGTTGGTTGCAGTCTTAGGAACTTCAACCGACAATTCGTCAAAAACATTAATTTCTTGAGAAATCGTCGCTGAAATTGTTCTAGTAACTACTGCAAAACATTGCTCGTGATTGTCAAACAGTAGCAATCTCATAAGCTCTTCCTCCTAATCTTTAAAATCACGCTGGAAGGAGGACTCACAGTCAATGTTTCGCCTCGTTCAAGGGTAAAGTTCTCATAATCGCTAAGTAAATCCAGCATCCCCCAATTAGATTGACCATTTAGCTGGATATCTGGATTATCCCCAAAGGTAAAAAGAAGCTTATCACCAGCTTCAAAACTGCCCACCACTTTAATAGTTTGTGTTCCATTACTGATAACAATGTTTGTTGTTGTTTGTTTCATCGTAATCTCAATTGAATCAGGCTCAGTTGCCCAGTAAATTGGCTCGGTAAACAAGAAACTATCAGTGAAGTTGTACACAGTCGGATGTATCAATCGCTTAAAAGGGCTGGAGCAAGTAATTGTAAAGGAACTTACCACATTAAGCTTACCTGCATCTGGTGTGTCACTAGCTGATACAGTTCCTTGATATTCAAACAGTGGATCATCGTAGAAGAAGAAATTGAATTCTTTGTTCTTAAGCAGGTAATTCAAACGTTCAAACTTAGCTCTAAACTCAATTTCATCCTTGCTTAGGAGCTGATACTTCACAACAATCTCACGGCTTGGATAATTCGCTTCTCTAAAAACTTTACCGTCCATGCCAGAAACCTCAACGGAATTAACAGTGTATGGCAATAATTCTCTACCAGTTACTGTCAAAGTTTGATATCCATCAATCAAATCCTCAATTTGCTGTGCAGTTCCGTTAGAATGCCTGATATACATTGCCTCAGGTGGCAACCACGAAGGGTCGCCACGAGTATTAACGTCTAGGTCGTGAAATTCGTACTGTTTCATAATCTATAATCTCTTCTTTCTAAGAGCTACTCGCTCGTCTTGTTTCTTGCTAATATCGTCAACAAACGTTTCAAAATCTTGACCTCCAAGAGATAAAGTGATGTAAGCCGGCTTGTTGTCAAAGCTAATTTCCTGATTAATTGCACCTGAAACTGCAGCATAAGTCCGAGTGTTAAGCGAATCAAGACTTGCGTTGAATTGGTCTGAATCAACACTAGGCAATGAGACAGTTAAATCTTCGAAATAACCTGTAACATTGTTAACTTGGTCTTTAACAAGCGTGAAGTTGTCCTTTAATCCTTGAGCAAGACCGCCCATAATATAACGACCGGCGGGAATAAGTAATCTCTTGTCGTAGCTTTCTGGTCCTTTGTGCTTTTTAATCCAGTTACCAATACCACCTACGAAGTTTTTGACTGTATTCCAAACAGCTTTTAATCCATTGAGGAACGAGTTCATAATATGCCGACCCGCTGATCCCAAGTCAAAGTGAACTACTGACTTAATCGCTCTTACACCTGCGTTGAAAACTGACTTAATACCGTTCCAAACTGCCGAAACGATACTCTTCAACCCATTCATTACCGAATTAACAACGCTCTTAACTGCGTTGAATCCACTAGTAACTACTGATTTAACAGCATTAACAACAGTTGTAACTACTGCTTTAATACCGTTCCAAACAGTTTGCACTAAAGTTTTGATTGAGTTCCAAACTGCCGTCCAATTACCTTGGATAGCATTTGTTACAGTACGGATAACTTGGGCAACAGCATTAATAACCGTACTGATTACAGTAACAATTACGTTCCAAATTGTTTGAGCGACGGTAACAATTACGTTCCAAATTGTGGACCAAATTGTCTGAATTACATTTAACGTAGTGCTAATTACGGTCTGCACTATACTAATTGCCGTACTAATTACAGTCTGAATTGTGATCCAAACTGCTTGAACGATTGGACTTAAAACGCTCCATACTGCGTTCCAAACAACTTGCACTCCAGTTAAAAACATTGTGATAACTTGCTGGATAATTTGCACCGCAACACTAATTACAACTTGAATTCCGTTCCAAACGGTTTGAGTTACAACTAAGATACCTTGCCAAAGCATTCCGAAGAATTGACTAATACCATTCCATGCGTTTTGAATTCCTTGAATTAATCCGCCAAAGAATGCAACAAGTCCATTCCAAACAGTTGTTGCAACAGTCACGATTAAATTCCATAGCGTGCTAAAAAAATCTCCAAGTGCGCTCCACAAGTTTTTAAACGCATCAATAATTGGCTGAATTGACGTAATAAATCCTTGCCAAATTGGGGCAACTGCCGAAACAATCCCCTGCCACAAGCCACTGAAGAATTGAGCCATACCGTTCCATGCGTTCTTGATTGTCTCAACGATTGGGCCAAAGAAAGACTTAAGCCCATCCCAAACTGTCTTAGTAACGTTAACGATACCGTTCCATAAGTTACCGAAGAATTGACCTAAGCCATTCCAAACTGCTTGAGCAGTGTTAACAATTGCATTCCAAGCTTGACCTAACCAACTTAAGAAACCTGACCACATGTTTTTACCAGTATTAGTAAACCCGAAGAACCAGACAAGAGCTGCAACGACCGCTGCAATTGCAGCGGGTATCAACATTAAAGGGTTTGCTGATACTGCAACATTAAATGCCCATTGAATAGCAGTCGCTACCTTAGACGTTTTACTAAATCCCTCTAATGCTACTTTGGCTTCCTTAACGCCTTCTGCTGCACTTCCGGCTACTTTCAAAGCTTTCCAGCCAGCCTTGAATGCTTCTAAAGCACCTTTGGTAGCTCTAGCTGCACGAGCTACTTTCAACATACCTTTAGTGGCTACCGAAAAAGTACCCGCTCCTACTGCTAAAGCTTGAAACCATGGCTTTCCGGATAATTTCTGTAAACCAGTAACCAATTTAAGTATTACTTTAGTAGCCTTAGTAACTACTGGTGTAATAGCTGTAAAGGCACTGTTAATATTAGCTTTCATTGAGTCAAGCACTTTGGCAATGGAACCTAATCCAGCTTCTTTAAACCCTTTGTCGATAGCGGTTAACATATTAGCTAAATTCTTAACAACTGTATTTTTTAAGTTTTCGAAACTAGTCTGAATACCTGCTGAGTTCTTGTGGGCTAACTCCGCAAAACCGCCTACGCCTTTGTTAAGCTTAATAAACCTGTCGTTCAACTGGTCCATAGTAATTTTGCCTGACTGTAAGGCTTTAAACAGATCATTTTCTGCCGATTTACCAGTAAAGCCGAAAGAGTTAGCCACTTTTCTCAATGCAATTGGCATTGTTTCCATCAAAGTTCGATAACTCATCAAGTCGACCTTACCGGTCGAAAGCATTTGAGTATACTGTAACAAACCTCGGCTAGCGTCTGCACCACTAGCTCCAGAAGCAAGAAAGGCGTTGTTAAGAGCTACAGCAGATTGTGCAGCCTTCTTAGCTGAGCCAGTCAATGGGGCTAATTGTTGAGCTACCGAGGTAATATCCTGCAAAGAAGTGGGCAGCCCATCAATGCCCTTAACCAACAACTTTGTTGAATTAGCAACGTCTTTAGTGCTGTATCCCAAAGCTTTCATAACGACTGGGTACTTGTTCAAAGTATCGAATCTTCGAATAGCTGAGCCTAAGTTATCCTTGACGACACTAATGGCTCGACTAACAACTGCCATCGTAGCACCAGCTATTGCAAAGCCTTTGAACGAACTAACCCCTCTGTCAGTTTCACGAGCTAAGCCATTAAGTGAGCTTTCAGCATTTTTACAAGTCTTAGTAAATTGCGAGTCATCTAGTACAAGTTTGGCTCTCGCTTCTAAGGCCATATATTAGCCTCCTCTCTTTATAAGATTTTCCGCTCGGCTTCGGTTCGATCCGCCCAAGCCTTGATTTTTCCTGCCTTTTTAAGAGCGTCGAACTCTCTTAATTTTTCGGCAAAATTAAACTCTGTTTTTTCTTCGGTTGTCTTGAAGTCTGGTTCAAATTGCGACCTAATTTTAGTTACTGCTTTTTCATAATCATAAAGCTTGTCGAACCGGTCGTATACAAGCCGTGTGTTGCTTCCTGAACCTTTAGTAGACTTCATAACCTGATTAAAGAATGCTGCTTGTGCTGCTAACTTGGATAAGTAAGCATCTTTGAGTGCATAAGCTTCCATTCTTAGCTCGTACTCTTCGAAACTCTGGTCGTCCACGTCCTCAAGGCTTGTAAATCCTAAAAAGGCTAAGCTGTTCAACTGAATTTCTCGGTACTGTTGCTCACAAGTTACTAGTTGCTTTTCTGTTCCTCGGTTTGTTCCTTGACTGTCAAAGTTGCTAGTGTGTGCTTCGTTGCACTTGAAGCTTTTAAACGGCCCATAACCTCATCAAAGGTTTGTTCTAAGTCGTCTAATTCGTCCAAAGAGTCGTAAATTTGGTCCATTGTAGGTCTAGAACTGCTCTTATAAGATGCACAATAGATAACCTTTGCGAGTGCGTCCGGGTCGTACTGTAGCAATGGTGGCAAAATCAAAGTGAAGCCCATACCGATATTGAAGCCATCACGTTCAATTCCAAAAGCCTTGTTTAATTCGTGAACAAAACGAACTCCGAAAACGAGTTCAACATCATTGCCGTTAATATTTAAATTTAATTTTGGTGCTGCCATAAATCCTCCTGAAAGCGGAAAAAAGCCAGTCAGGCTGTTAAGCCCTGACTAACTCCTTCCTTACTCTGATAATTCTTCAATAATAATTGCTGTGCCTTTTAAGCTGTTCAATTGCTTAGAAAGCTTATATTTTTTTGGTTGGTTGTCGATTGTTAAGTAAGCCCACGACTTAGGGCAAGACTCAATCAATCGAACTGTTAACTGCTCAATCTTGATTGAGTCAAATAGTTTCTTTTGTCTGGTTAGTCCTAAATCAGTGACGTTAGCATATGTTTCAAGCACTAATTCCGCTCCGCCCTCGTACTTTGAGGTCTTAGGGTTGTAGTGCTTTTTGCTTTCACTGTAGAACTTAACCTTGCTATCGTATCGCATGACTACTTGCCTGTAGCACTACCTAATCCACGGTCTGTAATTGTGTTGTAAGCCTTGCCACCACCTTGCTTGTCGCTATCAGAAATAACGCCGATACCTTGATAAGCGTAAGATAATGCTTCTTTGATAGTAGCATCTAAATCAGTCCAGCCGTATTGCGGGGTTCCATCGCATTTGAACTCGCATTCACGAGTTGAATTGTCGCCATCATCATTTTTAGCTGAATCAGATGAAACAGTGCCACGAACATAGCAGCCGAAATATTTACCTTCACTGTTCTTGCGGTCAAGCTGTACTTGCCAAAGCTCAGCTGGTTCTGCATTAAGAATTGAGGTTCTAATGTCGTCTGAAACCTTTGAGATATTGTCAACGAAAGAGAACTTGATAGTAGTTTCAAGACTACCACTAGTCGAAAGTGAGCCAGTCTTAGTGCTTGTACTATCGCTATCTCTTTTAAATTCAAAATCTAAACTAGTTTGATAGTTAATAATAGCTGCTTTTTCAGTTGCAGCATTTTTTTCCAATCTAAAAAGCCCAAGAACGTTTGAGCCATTGATTTTCTGAGGTTGTGCCATCTATACTATATCCCTTCTAATATCGAAATTTAAAACTTAAGTTTGTGTGATTAAGCGGTGTTGTAGTTGATGTATCTAATAGGTTTACTGCCTGATAATCGTCTACTACAGCCACTAAGCTAGTATCGCTAAGCCATATACCAGTAAGTCCGACGGCTTCAAGCTTCTGTTGCATTTCTGACAGCTCTAGTTTCTGGTATAACGTACCGAATAAGTCAAGATTGATAGTTATTTCGCCAGCAAATCCAGTCTTAGTACTCCCACCAGTTAAAGTAGCTTGATTGACTCTAACGAACGGATAAGGCACTGTGTCGTCTGGTAAGACTTCATACGCATCAAAGCCTAATTCTTGGCACTTAGCGAAAAAATAATTGAAAAGTGCTAGTGAAATATGCATTATTTGATGTCCTTCTTCAAGTAATACTCGATAACACTAGGTGCTCTTTTCTTTGTCATATCAAGCGTTGGCTTGAATACCGGCATTGCATCCATTTTGCGTGTGCCATACTCAGTGTAGACTGAATACTCGGTTTTTGGATCTAAGACAATCGTCTTTTTGCCATTTTCCCAGTAAACAAGCGTGTTTCTTTGCTGGTTACCAGTCCAATAACCATGAGTATACTTTGCACGTTCCATCGCTCTAGCTTCTTTTTGCCATTGAGAACCCAAAGCAACCGAAGCCTTTTCTAAAGCCTTACCAGAAGCCATTGTTCTTAGTTCCTCTGTTAGCTGGTCTAAGCCGTCCCACTTAATTTGAAAAGTCATTTAACAACCTCCCGTTGGCTCTGCCACTATAACGATTGCTCAAAGCTCTAGCATATGGATTGATAAATCGTACTTCATTAGCCTTGTTGTTCTTGTCTTTCCAAGCCTTGATATCTTCTTCAAAGTCTGCAAAATCGTTTGAATTGAAAGCGATGCTTTCTCCCTCTTGACTGTAAGACACCATGCCCTCATTTTTAAGCCGATTGTAGCGTCTTACAGAGACTTCAACTACTATATAACTCAATTCGTCCGGGACTGCGTCAGAAGCACTTAAGCCGAGTCTAACTCGTAACGCTCGCTTAGTGTTGTCTATAATCACATTGATTAAATCGTCTTTGGCACTATCTGGGAGCATTAATAGTGCCTTAATATTAGCTAAATAGTCCATAATAGTGCCTTTCTAACTACTTACTTGCTTCATTCTTAATTTCAGATACGATAATACCGGCTGAAATTTCAGGATAAAGTATAGAAGCAGTAGTTACTACAGTTTCGTAGCTCAGGGCATTAAGCAATTCGTTGTGAGCTACACCAATTAAACCAGTTTGGTCTGTAGTAAAGTTAAATGCTCCGGATAAGTCGCCGTGTAAGTCTGCGTAAGCTAGATTGATGTTGTCTGGTGCGGTAACGTAAATCTTACCAGCAGGAACAGAAGCAGATAAGATAACTGCACTAAAGCCCAGGAAGTTTTCAATATAGTTCAAACCGAAAGCAGTTTGAGTTGATACAGGAGCTTTAGCCAAGTATGTATATACATCCAAAGGATTAACAAATGCTACAGGTTGTACTCCATAACCTTCCCAAACAACATTAAATTGGCCAATTGCATTAGCAACTGCAGCTTGAAAACCTACACCATTTGTGGTAGTAGTACCAGTCGCAGTAGTCAAGAAATTAAACCAATTAGTTTTAACTTGTTCTTGAACTAAACGCAATAATTTTTGATCTGTAGCTTGAACTGCTTGATTAAAACCAGCTTTTTGGATTGCTTCAGCGGTTGTAACCTTACGCCACTTGCCGAACTTAAGTTCTTGAGTACTAGATACTTTTCGAGTTACCTTTGACAAGGGAATAACGTCGCCTTCTGCAACATCGCCAGAAACTAAAGTACCTTCTGTTTTGTATAGCTTGATAACAGAGCCTTGTGATAATGCTTGCTTACGAGTAACTCCTAACACGTTTAAAAGAGTTGATAAGCCTTGTGAAAATTGTTCTGTAAAGTCGATTGATTGAGCTACTAAATCAGTAGTCTTAATAGTGTTTGCATCAACTGTCATAAATTTCTCCTAACTAGTTGTATAAACTTAAATTGTTCTTGATTGCTTCTAACCGCTTTGCAGGGTCTGCAATCTTATTAATTTCGTCTCTAGTAAGTGAAGCCTTACCAGAAGTCCTAGGCGTATGCCCTGTGTGATATTCCTTGCGGATACCAGTTTCCAAAGATTGGGCAAACTTGATGAAAGCCATAGTACGTTGAGTTGTGACTTTGTCTGTATCTCCTACCAACATCTCTAGAACGCCATCGCTTGAATAACTCAGTAAGCCTGCGTCTTGTAAGTCTTTCTCAACCTGTCGACTAGCCTTAATTCTTTGGTTTTCGAGTTGCAAAGCTTCAAGTTGCTTCTTAGCTTCGTCTAACTCGCTCGCTTGTTCATCATTAGCCTTGTCTTGTTGAGTAAACTTTTGTAATTGCACTCTTAAATCGGCTACTTGGTCAGCTAGTGAGCTATTTTCAGCTGTCTTTTTGTTAAGCCGGTCTTTTAACTTAGATACAACGTCTTCGGTTTTGGTTTCGACCTTATCTTGCTTTTTATCAGCCTCAGAATGGACGTCATTATCCTTTGGCTTATCCTTAGCTTGATTTTGGTCTTGTGTAATCTTTTCTTGGTCTTCCATCGTATTGTCCTTTCATTTTATAGTCTGTATTGACTGCTCGCATTTAAAGTCTTGGGAGACTGCTCGCATTTAAAGCCTTGGGAGGCTGTTTTTTGGTACAAAAAAGCAAGCTAATTAAAGCTTGCTAACCATTGGCTTGTAGCCATCTTCATCGATTAAATATGTATCGCCAGTTCTTTTGTCGACAGTTACTAAATTTGATTTGTTAGTATAGACAATCGTATCTTGAGTAACCTCTATCGGCTCAACTTTAATTGTGAAGTAGTCATCAATTACTGTTGCTTGTAAGTCTTCAATCTTGCAATTTCTAACTAATAAGTGGTTGATAGCATATTTTTGGGCAATTTCAATTGCTTTATCCTTATCAATCACTTTTGACCCTCATTTCCTTTAACTAATAAATCTAATAATCTTTCATCAAAATCTTTATCATCGCTTCGATACCAGCGAAAACTGCTTAACATTCTTTGGTTAAAATATCCATGTTATCTATCATACTAGCGGTTCTATTTTCTTAGTTGAATGAAGCCAGTAATATTCTTTAATACCGGGTTTAGACTTCATCAATTTAACAATTCTGTAGTAAATTTCATATTCAACAGTCTCTTTTTTAATCCGAACTCGCTTGCTTGCTTTTTCAAAAGAGGTAAGCTTACCATCAAAATTATGTTTATTAATAGCTATTTGTCCTTCTTGATAATCAGTATAAATACTATATACCCACTCATTTAAATTATCTTCTAATAACTCAATTGACATAAATTTTAAAGTAATCATGCTTTTACCTCTTTCCTTCTTCTTTCAATTGGTCAATTTTATCTTGATAATTGTATCTTTTATTTGTTAATTTATGTGCTTTCACATAGCTCATACCTTTTTTGTCCATATAGTAAGCTTCTAAATTTTCATGATGTAACAATAAAATATCTGCTTCATCATAGTTATTTAGATATAAATTTTGTAAACTGTGAGCCATGTCTGCATCAGGTTCGAATGTTTGAAATACCATTTTTCCATCTATATCTAAATTATACTTGGAGTCTAGCACATGTTCAATTGCTTTGATAACGATATTACTACTAATTCCAGTGTTTTTGGCTATTTTAGATACTAAAAAATCACGTTTGTAATTTCTTAAAGTTGCATAGTATTTTTTGGCAAACGTCTTTTGCCTTTTGGCTTCAAGTCTACTTTTTTCTAGTTCCTTATTTTTGAGTTTTTCAGATAAGCTAAGACTAGAGTCATAGACAATAGCACCTGCAGGTTTTGCTTTTTTAGATTTATTCTTTAAATCTTGGTTATATAGCTTTTCAGCTTCTAAATAATCCTCAACCGGTCTGCCGTCTGAATAGCGAACTCTACCGTACTGGTCAAGATAAGAACCCTTATCACGACTCTTAGCCCACTGCAGTTGCCACGCCTCGTATTCAGTAAACGCTGAACGTAAGCACCTGCAGTTAGGGTGTGTATCCTCAACCGGCTTAGGGCTATCATCAATAGGATATACGCCTTTGCCATAGCCAACATCATTATCATGGATAGCTAAACAAGCTGCACACGGCTTTTTTTCAACCTGCCAAAATACAAGCTTCACGTCCGCCTTTTTAAAAACATCTTCTTGTGCTTTGTCCATAACCCTAGTCATTTCAGTTCTAACTATCCGCTTAGCGTTACTGTAGTTAGCATTAGTAAACTTGTGCAACTGATTAATCATTTTTTCAAGCCCATAGCCACCCAGCGAACCTTGACTGACTACTTTATCAATACTTGCTTTGATAACGTCTTGATTTTTCCAAATTCTATCGCTAAAAGTAGCATTATCATACATATAAGCGATAGCTTCTTGAATACCTTGGTCAATAGCCGATGAACTAACAGTAGTACCTAGCAAGCCTGCCTGCTTAGTTACATGTTCAACATATCCGTCACTAAGAGCTTTTCGTAAATCTGCATCTAGTTCTGCGTTAACTTCAAGTAACCAAGTAGCAAGTCTAGCTTTTAAAAGTTCTAGCCTATTGATACGCATTGTCGCATTGTATATCTTCATTCGACGATTAATCTCGGCTGAATATCCTTTAAAAGCCTTAGGATTGCCATTTTTTCTAGCTTCGTGAGCTTCTCTAACAACCTTTTTAGCCAGTTGTGAATAGGCTTTAATATCTAAGTTAGATACTGTCTGCTTAGCTAAATCTAAATTCATGCCTGTAGACCTAGTTAAAGCTGCGTATTCTTTAGCAATTTCAGCGTTCAAATGTTCCAATAGCTCGTTATAGCGAACTTGATAGTAATCGAATAATCGATTTTCAGTTTGTTCTATCCACTTAGCAAAGCTCTTTTCGCCTTGCATGCGCTGTTGCCAGTAAACTTTAGTCATTGTCTACTTCCTCGTTGCTAAAAGGCGATTTAATAGACTTCTGGTTAGCTTCTGGTTGCTCTTGATTAGTATCATCTAGTTTCTCATAATCGGCACCAGTTACTTCAAGACTCTTTTTGAGCTGTTGGTCTTGTTCTTCTTCCATACGTTCCATCTCTGCCTTAGGGTCGTCAACGATAGATAATGCACCAAGCTGTGTTTCCTTGGACACGATACCATTTAAACTGTTAGCTGTGCTTGCTTCATCAGCTAGGTTAGCTGGTAAGTTACGTGTAAACTTGAACTTCAAATCTTCCCATGCGTCTGAAACATTGATAACCGAGTCAATGCTGAATACAACCTTGTACAAAGCACGTAAGGCTTGCGTAAACTTCCGTTCTTTGTTGCTTGCCTTGTTTTCCATCGCTAGTAGCTTGTATCTAATCGCAACACCAGAAGCATTGCCTGCAAAATTACTGTCTGATAGGTTCGGAATACCGGTTGTTTGATAAATCTTGTCGTTTAAATGCTGCAGTTGGTTTTCTTGAACATTATCGCCATCAGGTCGCTCTAAGAAGCCTATCTTAATATCAGCAGCATTAGCTGTAGGCACGTTGATCAAGCGATGTGTCCGCATATACGAAAGTTCTTCTTCGTTTAAATCTATGCCACCGCCTAAAACATACATGTATTCGTTAGCAAAATATTCAATTGTGTCTTGTTTCTGACTCAAAGTATCGTCTAATGCGTCAATCATGCTAATACAATCAGTGTACAAGCCCTGACGCTCTTCATTTTCGAAGAACTCCACGGCTGGAACCATGCCATAGACTGACTTTAAACCTGAATCTAGTAGCTTGCCTTCACTGTATGTTTGAGTTGCATTGCCATAATATATATCAGCTTGTAGCAGGTTCTCCGAGTTTTTGTAGTACCGCACAAATGCTAATGGTTCGTGTTCGATAGTATCATCATAAACGATAAAGCATTGAGTCGGTGGTACTACTGCAACTCTAGTGTCTGCTGACTCATTTTGATAAATGAAGGCGTAGCTTCTGCCGTAAATATCTACTTGCTTGCTAATTTCTGACAGCTTATCAAAAAAAGAATTGCTTCTATTCCAGTTCTGCAAGTTGTTATTTAAGCTGTCTTCGTCAAGCGTAATCTTCGGACTAATTCCAGTAAAGAATCCGTTGTAAGTATCCACAAGATACTTTGGAATGTTATCCACAATTTTGTTTAACTCAATCCCCGTTGCGTTTGTCTTTTTCAAGATATCGTGCTTGCCTAGGTAATATTGCATGTTTCGGTCATAAATCTTAGCCGTAAAGCCTCTGTTCTTGTCAATAAAAGCATTTACTTCTGTTTCGTCCATCAGCTCGTCCTTAGGATAAACAAACATACCGTTTGATAAAACTTGACCTTTTGTTCCTAATGTTTCCATTGAACCCTCCTAACTAAAACAATGTATTCCGTTGTAAGTTAATCTTTGCTTTGTTGTGCTGGTTATAGATTGCGTATCTCATTGCGTCCATGCTGTCGTCATTCTCTTTGACCGGCTCACCCGTCTTCTCATTCCATATGTACTGATAAACTTCGTTAAGCCAATTATCGGCTGAATTTTTCACGACAAAAAAGTGCTTGGCTTTCATTAGGCTGCCAACCGCTTCTATACCAGAATTTATTGCCTTATTCGCATTGTAAGCACGGATACCGTGAATCAAGAACTCGTTAAGGTTATCAGGTCTAGCCGAGTCACACCAAAAAGGTATCGTACTACCATACTTTTGCTGCACATCGTGAGCTAAGTCGACCCAGTAATCTATAAATCGGTGTTTGTGTGCATGTTCCTCGATTAGATACGTATTGCCTTGACTGTCATCAGCAAACACAATCAAAGTTCCCGTATGTTCGTATCCCCAGTCAACGCCTACATAGTATGTTAAATCAGTAGGTAGCTTGTCCCTGTCGATTGTCATAGTCGACTGGTCGAAGTCACGGTATACTACACCTTCCCCAGTACACCAAAGCCCTAGAATGTCACGGTCATAGAATACCCCGCTCGGTGTACTAGCCTTTAGCTTCTCTTTGTAATCGTCGTCTAATGTAGGGTTGTCATCGAAAGTGAAGAAAAAGGTCTTGATACCTGCCTTAGGATCCGTGTTATCGATGTAATTTTTCTTCAACCAGTGAGTCGGTGCGTCAGGGTTCGTATCACAAATAATACGTGCTTCTGGTGCTGAACAACGCTTCTGAATTTCAGAAAATACACTAGCCTTAGCTAGTGAAGCTTCGTTAATGTAAGCCCCCCACGCCGTCATACCACGGATAGAGTCACGACCACGTTCTGAACCTGTGTAAGCCTTGACTACCTCAACACCAAAAAGCCTAAAGTGTCCTGACCTATCAAACTTAATGTTCAGTCCAAAAGTTGTAGTAATTTCAGCAATCACATTTTTGTAAATGGTATCCGCACTAAAACCAGCTAAGATATACATCGGATTAGGTTTGTTAAGCTTTTTAGCAAGCTTAGATATCCTTCTTAGCTCCATCAAGAATAGCAGGTTATCTATATAGGTCTTACCTGAACGAACGGCTCCGCTTAAGATTAAAGTCTTCCATTTATCGTTAAGATAGCTTCTAAGCACTTGTTCTTGCTTAGGTGCCAGTAAGTCACTAATCGCCATCTTCTGTGCCCTCAACTTCAAGTAGCTTAAGCATACGTTCAAGCTCTGCGTTGTTCTGACTGCTTACTTGTTCTGCAAGCTTAGCCTTAGCTTCACTAACTCGAGTATCAGCAAGCAATTTTTTCATTCGAGCCTTAGCAAGTTCTCTTTCTTCAAGCGATAATTGACTGTCATTGTACTTATCTCTCCAATTGTTCTTGAGCCAAAAAATAATTGCAGTCAAATTACCACTCATCGCTCGTTCAAACAGCTTATTTTCTACTTCAAGCCGTGTGACTTCCTTGCCCTTTTTTAAGGCGTCACCTATGGGCGTATGTTGCTTTGCCCAGATAGACAATGTTTTTCTACTAACTCCAATATTGTGAGCTATCTGTTCATCAGTCAGACCGTTTTTTTTCCAACCTGTAAGAAGGACTAGGCTCTCAGGCTCTAGCCACTTCTTATACTGGGCCTTCGCCATACTAGCCCTCCTTTCTAAAATTGAGCAAAATAAAAAGCCGTTTACACGACTTCGCACGATTCACTCACGATTATTTTTATTTATTTTGGCTATTTATAGCCATTTGAGTTGATTGGGGAGTTTTATTTCACACGATTAACTCACGATTATTTTAATATTATGTTTTTGTGGTTCCTTTACCACATTTTTTACATCTATACAGTGTTCCATGAAAAGGTATATCCTTAACTACAGCTTCCCATTCGTGTACACAGCAGAATGTTTGAATAAACCATATTTTAATTTTATATAATGTATACATGACCCAAACTCCTTAGGATTGAAAAGTAAAAATGTGAGGATTCTGTTTTAAAACTTGATACAAGACGGAACTTAATCTGGTTACAGTCTCTTCATCTTGCTCAGTAAATCCTGCTTCTGAAAAAACAGCATGCGTTAGTTCGTGAATTAACGTCTGCTGTTTTCTTTCTTCACTCAATGATTTTCTAATATAAATAGTTAAGTCACCATAATCACAGTAACCCCATAAATTTCGGTCATCGTCACTAGCCTTAAAATATTCTGTAACAACAACCTTATAATTTAGCCCAGCAACATTTATTGTTAAGGGTTTATCCATTCAATCCCTCCTACTCCTTAATTTTATGCAAAATAAAACCACCTTCCTTGCGGTGGTGGTTACAATACAGCTTTTGAAAGGAACTGCTAACCTCATCATTTAACACGTAATCCGCTGGCTTTACCAGCAATAGAGCATCAAAGGAATCGAACCTTTGCAACTAACTTTTTTAATGACATACAGAAGATAAAATACACAGTAAATAGTTAATACATAATTTTCATTTTGTAAAGACCTTAGTTGTTCCTAAATGCTCATAATCCTGACCCGACGTATCAAAGTCAGGATGCACTAAGCTCGGTACGCTCGCCCTAAAAGGGGTCATGGCATATCTAGGCAGGCAATGACTACCAATCCTGCCTTAAGACTAATGGTGGAGTCAAACCACCTTGCAATATTTCGAATTAGTCTAACTTTCATTGAAAAATGTTCTATTTTTCTTAAGGATGAATATGTCTGTCGATTGCTTTTCGACAATACTAGTATTGCACAAAAACAATGCAACAAACTCGCAAGCTTTACGCAATAATCACGTAAGAATTACGTAAAATTTAACGTTTTTCAACGATTAAGTAAGGTATTTCACTCGCACAATTATAAAATCGTTTCCAATATTCTAGCCTGTCAGCGAACTCACAAAGTGCACTGGCTTTTTTATTGCTGATTGACTTCTCAGATAAGTGTGTTTCGATAGATAACTGAGAAATAGTTTTACCTTCAATGTATGTGCCCAGCAGTATCTTTCGATACGGTTTTAACATCGTGTCGGTACAATTATCCATACTTCGATAAATAGCACTGACCACTCTTTTAGCAGGGTCTGTAACATCAATTTGAGTTTGCAAATCGGCTATAGCTCTTTTTTCCACTCCATTTTGATATGTAGATCCAGGAGCAAAAGAAAGTTGCGGGCTTTTTAGCTGATTTCTGTGCATTCCACATAAGTTTAAGTAATGCTGGAAATTGCGATTTAAGAATTTTTTCGCCGTTCTGGCAGTCTCATAATAATCTGGAATTAGTCCTAAATCACACACTGCATACACCTACCCTTTTAGTGTTTTCTTGACTTTAGCTCTTTTTCAACCAATGGCTTAAGCTCTTGAATTTCTTTTAATTTATTTATTCTAAAAATATCAGTACCAAAAATTGAGTCTTCCATTTCAGCATCGCATGTAATTAAGGCATGCTCTAATTCTCGGGTACTTTTCAATTTGTAATTGCTTTTGTTAATTTCAACTCCGTATGATCGCACTTATTCATCCCCCTCCCATGTTATTTCAATCTCTGTCCTAGGCGTTACTGAATAAAATTTATGTACTTCAAGATCAGTTACCAGCTTGTCATCTTCATATATGCCAGGACTAATCATAACTCTGTGTCTAGTAGCTTTATTGACCTTGAATTTAGGATTTAAAGCATCTAATACTGACTTCGCCACATTATCTATATCTGGCTTTTTAGCTGGCTTTTCAAGCCCTGCTATGCAGTTATCTTTACGCTTTTTACTGTAGTACTTAGGTACTGAAAAGTAGGCACTGATTTTTAAACTGCACTGGTCTGTAATCGGAGCTAAGTTGTAGAGACTAGCATAATGTCTGATTCTGTTCTCGTACTCTAGCGTCTTTTTTGGTGTATACGTTACAAAGCGTGTTACTCTAGGTCTAGCCTTGCCTACTGGTTCACCTGGTACTACTAAATAAAAAGTTTTCATACTCCTACCACCTCCGATTCACTAAATGTTTCACCTTTTTTGCATCGGATGCAGTCTTTTTGAGACGTGGTGAACAATGAACCTATCGGCATATGTTGCCAGCCAAAGTTACCTTGCCACAGCTTATAACCTCGCTTTTTTAGTATCTCAACGTCATTTTCCGCTAGTATTTTATTTAGCTTACGAGGTGCTATATGCATTTCTCTGGCTAAGCTCTTAAGCTCGCTAGAGTAAAAATTAGGGCGTATATCATTTATATCTACCAGGCAAAAATGGAAAAGGAAGTTAATCTGTAAATTTCTTTTGTGAGCTACTTCTAAAACAACACTTTGTGTAGTATGAGCACCTCGTGCTGTAGCAGCAAGCCCCTTTCCCTTCGCCAGCAATTTAATTATCTTTTTTTCTATGCTGTTTGCATTTTTGAGCTCTGCTTTGTAAGTATAGTGCTTGGTAACGTCATGCTTAACGTCTATGCTCTTACATGCTCTAATTCTGCTTTGCCACATTTCAAGCTTTTCTCTGGCAAGTTCCATCATTTTGTAGTCTATGTCGTCTTCATTCCACGGATCTTGCCCGTACTTTTCTACTAGCTTTTCGATATACTCTAGCATGATACCACGAAAAGTACGAATTTTTGACTTAATTATTAAAGTTTTGTTTTCTTCACTTTCTTTTGTAAGCCCTATTTTTTCATTTTTTAACATTTTTCTTCATCCAATCTTTACTGCACTTTTTAATATAGCTATCCATCATTTCTTCCGTGGTCTTATACCTTTTTACTTTTAAAGCTGGTCGGCTTAACTGAATAGGCTGATTTGCTAGCTCTTGTGCTTGAAGATCAACTTGGAGAAAGAAGTTAATGCCGTCAATATATAGCAAACTAGCCAAGCAGTCGCTCTCCAATTTTTCCAGCATTTGCTGAGTTGCCCTAAAAATTTCAGTATGTAAGTCACCCTTACGACCGTTAACTGTTTCAACAAAGATAGCTCGTCCAGTTTTTGTGTCGTACATATACGCTTTTGCTTCTCCAGCATTTTCACCTTCAATTGCACCTACGGCGATTTCACGACCGAATACTTTATATAACCTAGCTGGTAGCAGTAGCCACTCGTTATTCACCAGTACAGATACAATCGCTACTAGGTTCTCATCTTCTGCAATGATGACCTCTGTACATGGTACTTTGAAAGTCTCTTTTGGCTTGCACATTTTTAATCTTGGTAAGTAAATATGTTTTTTGCTCATTTCCATGATATCCTCCTAATTCGTGTCATAGGCTCTTTTAAATCGCTTTTATTTTTTCATCGTATTTATACTAGTTTTATATTTAATCTCACTATACGGCGTTATATTGCCAAATAATGCTATTAACACCGACTAGGTGTTTTCACTCTTGCCAAATGAATTAAAAATCTTGTCTAGCCCTTCTAAACTTAGTGTTGGTTCAGCATTGTCTGAAGATGCGTTGGTATCCGTATCAGCTCTAGTAGAGTACTCGTGCCAGTCAGTAGCAGATCGATCTAGCCTTTTCGGCTTTTGATTTAGATAAGATTCAAACTTGCTGCCGAATAGTGTCGCTGGTCGTAAGTATTCACACATCTTTGGATCTTTTAACCAGTCATTGCATTTATTGTCTATGACCTTTTTAAAGTCTTTAGTGGTCATACCCTCGTTAAATCTAGCTTTTATCAGTCTTTGTGTAGCTTTGTTAGTAGCTCTATAGTTTGTTCCTGCCTTAGCATTAAGATACTTAATTACTCGGTCATAGGGTATATCTTCTGTCTTGGAAGTAGTTTTTGATTTTTTTGAATCTGATGTCTTTTTAGTAAACTCTGAATTTTCTTTTTCTTCTGGTTCAGGTGTAGGGTCGGGTTCTTTACCCGACAATATATTATTATTACTTGTATTA